TTTTCATTGCCTTCTTAGATTTCTTAAAATACTTGTATCGTATTTTGTAAAGGCTTTTATCTAGGACAGAAAACACTTTTGGTTTACCTGTAATTTGATCTGCAAACTTTTGAAGTTTTGATTTGGTTGGTTGAATTAACTGTGTTGCCCACTCTTCTAGGTTTTCACCTTCGTATTCTCTTTCATCTACTAATTCCCATTCATCTGTGATAATCTCACCTTCCAATTCAGCAAGGATTTGATCACCCATTTCATCTGTTAATTCGGGAATTTCTTCACTTGCTTTTATAGGTACACAATTAGGAACTTTCTTGCCGTTCTTGGTTTTCATTCCTACCATTTCGTAACCATCGTAACAAGGCTTTTTTAGATTAATAGCATCATCATGTGTAGCACAAGGCATAAACCAAACCTTTCCATCTTCCTCATGCTCGTGTGATCCTTCACATCCAAGTGCCTCTGCTACCTCTTCGGCTTCTTCCTTTGTCTCGTAGACAGTTTGCCCATCAATCTCTTTTAAACTGATCTTAGACATCTGTACACCTGTCTCTTCTTCAATGTCCTCTTGGCTTTGTATTGTTGTGTCAACCTCTGTGAACTCTAAAGGTTGCAAAGTCACAAAATACAGATTTAAAGCAATTTCATTATAGGCAAGTATTTGATCAAATGAATCAATCAACAACTCTTGAAATGGGCGAATTACTGTGTTGTCCATCAACAAGGATGCAGTTTTAATTTCATCTGCATTGTTACCTAATCCGCTATTGTCTTTTATTCCTAATAACATAGGAGATACAACCCTATGTGCTACCATTATTTTTTGTGTAGCCTCTGTTGAAAGGAATTGATACTGATTGTGTGCATCTGATAATTGAACAGGTGTAATATCTGCCTTTGATTCAGCATTATCATTGAATGCAAGTATGAATTTACCTGCATTACTTGTTCCACTAAATTTAGACGCAATTTTACTTTCTAGTAATTGCCTTTCCTCTTGGTTGGGTGTGCCGTTGTTAAAGTTAATGAGCATGGAAGGGGCTAACCCATTCATTATATTATTGATGTGATAATTAGAAATCTCTTCTTCTAACTCACAATATTGCAAACCACCTTGATAATCCACAGGTGAATAATAATAGAAACCTGCTTTGTATGGTTTAATGTATAAAATCTCAATATCCTCTTTTGACATCCCAAATGCAGGTATTCTTAAAGGTGTATCACTAGGTTTTATATTTGTCCAATCCTTGAAATAGTAATACGCAGGAACTTCTCCATCTTCATTGGCTTTTTCTGCTCTTAAAGTTTCTATTGGAAAGTGTTCTACTTTAATTATCTTTTTTCTGTTTTTAGAATAGATAATTTGAGCAGCACATTGCCCCATTAATTTTAAATCGTAGGATAATTTCCTAACACAATCTTTACCGAATAATGAAACCATCTGAGCATATTCATCGGGTTTCTTATTGGCATCTGTTGCGTTTAATCCTTTGCCATATATTGCTTGGCTTATGCCATTAATAGCAGCGTTATTTGTGGGTGATCCGTTATATCTATCAATTAAGAATTGAAAATAATTATTGTCAACACCATATTCTACCCAATCTTTGTTTTTTACCTCTTTTACTTCGGGTGAAGTGTAGGTGCTTAAATTAACAAATCCAATACTTGGTTCTTTTGTCACACCTTTGGGTAAACTCTTTTGTCTTTTCATACTACTATGTATTCGTTGTTGTAAGAATCATCTGTTGTGAATTGTCCTTCATTTAAGTTGTAATAATCATTATCCACTTGATTGATTGTTTGATCAGTACAAAAGATTCTATCTTTGAAAATAACATCTGTTCCCGAACTTAATGTCATGTCGTAAAAGTGATTTGATACTAAAACAGGTGAGAATGTGTTTTGAAATGTTCTATAATTTCCACTTGTAGTGACACCTGTAATATTGTATGTCACACTTGTATTTGTACTGTCATCTCTAATAACCATTGTAAAACTTGTTAAAGTGTAATCTCTTGGTATTATCTTAAATGTTTGTGCAGATGCTGATGTTGTTAATACAATCATACCTATATAACGCAAAAAAATTGGGGTTTTGTTTTATGATCCACACCCCACACAATCAATTTCCGAAGAACTAGGTTTAGAACCATTTAATTTCATTTTTAAATTATGGATTTTATCCTTTATTTCCATGTCTGTGAACATATTACCTGTTAATTGAGATTCTAAACTTTGGATTTGATTGTATAATTCTTGCATTTTTATAAACAATTTTAAGGTTAAAAAGAATAGACAGTAGTGTACTGTCAACTAAATAAAACAAAAAAAAAGCACCCCCTAAAAAGAGATGCTTTTACTAGAAGAAAATAAATAATTAAGGAGTTACTGCTGAAGTAGGATCAAGTTTTGTTCCTTGAGTTGCTCCTGTTATCAATGTTGGAGTGATAAATGTTGCAGGATCGGGTTCTTGCCCTACCAATGTCATTGTGAATCCACTCAAATCACCGGGTTGTGTTCCTGTGCCGATTGTTCCGCCTGTCATTTCTACACCATTTTCCAAACCTACTATGAACATATTACCATAGTAATCTTCAACCGCTACACTAGGACGCCCCCAAGCAAGTAATTTAATTTGCTCTTGTGTTGGTGCATCTAGATAAGTTAAAGTTAAACTAAGCGTTTGCTCATAGAATGTAGTTCCTGTTTCCCTAGAACTGTTAATTGCAGTTTCTAGAGAAGATGTGTTTTTCACATCGTACTCATAAACAGTAGGAGATGCTCCTGTTGCTAATGCAGTAATAACCCCATCTTGATATGTTGGGGGTGCATTATCAGTTCCGTTTAATCCATCTAAATCAAAAAAGTAAGCAGACTTAATTCCTCCGAATCCTGCTTTGCAAGGAAGTACTCTTCCTGCTGATACGTTACACGCCATATTTTTTATATTTTAAAAAAAAAGGGTAGATAGACATAACCACCTACCCCTTTCTTATGGTTTAAAATTTATTAAGAGTAAAGAACGATGTCAGAACCAATTCCGTACTGTACGGCTGCTGCAAATCTCATCACCAATCTCACATTTTGTGAGCCATCTAAATCCCTCATATCCAACAACTTAACTTCATTTTGATCGCTAAGTAAAGATGTACCAAAATATAGATTAGACTTCTCAGCAGCAACTGCTTGATTATTTCCTAATCCATTTGCTACGAATAATGGAATACCACCAAATGATAAAGGTGCGCCATTCTGATACCACAACGCTCCTCTGTTGTCAATACCACTTCCTAATGCTCCCATTGCACCAACATAAGCCTTTGCAATGTTCTGTGATACATAAATATGTAAATCTTCCTTACCAAACAAAGTGGCAGGAATTGCATCAACTATTTTTTGCATTTCTGCAACTACGTTACCTACAACAACTGCACCTGCTGCTACATCAATAACATCGGCATCAGCAGTCATAAGTGTTACAAAACCATCAAACTCACCTGTTGTAGCGTTTGTACCACTCCAAATATTAGATTCTGTTTTAGCAGCGACTTCTGAGGCAAATTGCCCGATAATAAAATCACTAAACTTAGGAGGTAATTTATCAAAAGCAGAGTATCCCATTTGAGCAGCCTCCCAATCAGATTGGAAAGGTGTGAGACACATCTCTTGATTTACTTGGAAATATTCGGGTTGAATAATTCTCTCAGTTAATGTAACTGATCCTGCACTTGTGAAATCACAAGTTGCATCTACTACCAAACCACTTGTTGCTACCTTCTTGATAACCTCTTTGTATTTTATGTTTGGTTTTACTTCAATTCCACCATTTGCAATAGTGTTACCGCTTAGAAGAGCAGCAGAGATATATTCCCCTGCGAATTCTCCTGCATAAGTGCTTGTTATATTTACAGCCATTTTATTTTAAATTTGATATTTTTTGAAAAACTCTATCTCTTGTACTCATCGCTCGGTTAGGAGAAATGTGCATTTTTATTTGTTTACTTGATTCACCTTCGGGATTGTGCTTAATAGGCTTGGCAGCAGGTTCTGCAGAAAGTTTTTCTTCAAGTTTTTCTTCAACTTCTTTCTCTACTTTACTTGCTTCCATCTTATCGGCTTTTAAATCCGCAATGGCATCCTCAAGATTTTTAATTCTTTTTTCCATTCCTTGCCAATCAGCAACATCAGCCTCTTCTTCTAGGCTTTCTTCAGTCAAATCTTCTTCAACTAAATCTTCTGTTTCTTCTTTTTGAGGAACTTCATCACTCACTTCTCTAACATCAGCAATTTTACCTTCTTCTTCAACAACTAAAAGCCTTGAATCTTCAAGCATATACTCACCAACAGGAAGTGCTACCTTTTCATCATCAGTCATGATAAATATATCACTCCCTTTTTCAAATGATTCTGCTTCTAAAACAGTCCCATTTTCCAACTTTTGAGTTTCAAGTTTAACCTCAATTCCCAAAACCGTTTTGATTTGGTTTAAAACTTCATTTGATTTCATAATTATATAACGATTGTTAAAATTTATTTTGCATTTTCACGCTTTCTTTTGAACTATGAACCACTCTGTTCCATCGCTCCAAAACTGAACACCTTCGTATTCTTTATTGATTATATAAGGAGAGGATGAACCATCTATGGTTGCTCCATTAATAGGAGTTAAACTAACCCTAGTATTTGATGTAAATGTTGTGTCAGAGATAAATCTTATTAATCTGTTTGTGTTTGTTCCATTTGCATTAGGCAAATTAACTGTTGCATTTTCTACTCCACCTGTTGCAGTAAATGTGAACTTTATTAAAGTAGAACTAACATAAGTGCTATCTGATAAATTCACAGTAGAACCATCTGCCACAGTTATGTGTGTTGCAATAACATAATTGTCTATATCACTTAAAGTAGTTCTTTTAGTTGTACCACTTTGAACCAATGCAAATGCCTCATCACCTTGTAATGCAGTTGCTATTGGTAAAGCAGATATTTTTGAATTTGCCATTATACTATAATTTTATTGTTATCCTCTTGAAGAATTAAATCATCATCTTCTTTTGCTAAAAAATTACCTTCTACTCCTGTAATAACACCAATGCCTTGTGCCCAATTATCACCATCACAACACTTTATTGAATAGGTATTATCGGGACACAGACACGCTCTTCTACCTCCTCTTGGAGATGTAGGATTAGGAATGTAATTCTTTCTTTTAATGCCTTGCATTTACGATCTTAATAAATTATTAAAAGTTTGATTTTATTGAGGATAAAATGCTTTTTATTTTAGATAAATCTTTAAGTTTTTGTTTAGCATCATCTCCTTTTATTGGAGGTAATACTCCTAATTCTTTTGCTGATTTTTCTATTTCAACTTGCATTTTTACAAGTATTTCTGCATTTTTTATAGCACCTTCTAATTGAGATTTTCCTTTAGTAATAGAAAATGATGCTTCTGATGCTGCATCTATTGTTTTTTTTAAACGCTTGGAATAATCATCTATTAAAGCCAAATCAACCTTATGAGATTCTAGATTAACTTCCTCTTTTGCTAGTCTGCTAAATACAGACTAGCAAAAGAGGAAGTTAATCTAGAATCTCATAAGGT